TGGGAGGAACGAGATGAGTACAAAAATATATGCAGAAACGGACTCAAGCGTTGAGTGTTATAGATGTAATGGACTGGGTGTTATCCCTTGGGGTGATGCACCAGATGAATCAGATCTCTGTGATGAATGTGAAGGACATGGCTATTGGCTAGAGGAGGTAGAAGATGAGCGAGTCGCTTAAAGTATTACAACTAAGATGGATTGAAACAGTACAAGAAATGTATAATGAAATAGCTCCTACTGATGTTGTATCTAAACATAAGTTTGATGATGTTGTGTTAGTACATAACGAAATGGTAACACAGTTCTGCAACACTATAGATAATGTGGAGGAAGAACTCATACATGTTACTCATACTATTAAGTATTTAAATGAAGCAACAGCAAAACTAAAGGAGCAAATAAAAAATGGGTAGATATTATGAAGGTGATATAGAAGGCAAGTTTTGGTTTGGTGTACAATCTAGTGATGATGCAGATTTCTTTGGATCATCAGGATATCAACCAGAATATCTTGAGTATGAATTTTCTGAACAACATTTACCAGAAATACAACAAGGATTAGATGAATGTTTACAGAATTTAGATTCTAAAAAAGATATACTAGATGATTTCTTTTCAAAGAAAGAAGGCTATACAAGAGAAGAAGTTTGTCAGGTATTAGATGTGCCTGTACCTAAACCAGATACATCAATAGAAGTATATAAAAAAAGTAAATATAATTATTATCTAGAATGGTATGCACGATATCTACTAGGTAAAAAGATACTTGATTGTGTCAAACAAAATAAACACTGTTCTTTTAGAGCAGAGTTATAAGGAGGAACTATATGTACGATAACGATTACGGTGATGAAGATAAAAGTAAAGATATTAATTTATTTCAACATGCAGAAAGTCTGCCAATCTTTGACAAGTCTAGTTATCCTGCATTAATAGGTAAGTTAAGAAAGACAGCTGCCGCATATCTAATATATGCAGAGATATCTAAAGTTAATAACTCTATCAAGACTATAAAAAAGTTAGTTGATAAGTATGAATTTTCAGATGATTTCTGTGACATTGATGAACTAAAAGGATTCAATGATAACTATCCATTTTCAAAACCAATTAAAGAAGTACAAACTAATTGGTGTAATGTAGATGAAGTAGATAAAACAAAGGAGGAATAATGCTACCAATAGAACTACAATTCGCAGTGCGAGAGGAGCCAGTATATAATCAACATGGCTCTAGACTAGAAGGCTACAAGCAACTAGTCAAAGACGAAAACAATGAACTCATAGCAGTTCATAAGAATACATACCGAGTTATATCTCATGATGTAGCTTATGATAAAGCTAAAGATTTTCTTACAGATAACTTTGATACCAACGGTATGACAGAACAACACAAGTGGTCTAATCATGGAGCTGTTATGGCTACAAGATTTAGTTTACCTGAGTATACTATGTCGTTCAGAGATACTAGAATTTGTTTAGAAGCTGTTATATGGAATAGCTATAATGGAATGAGATCATTTAGATTTGATCTAGGTTTTTATTTATTGCTATGTCTTAATGGACTCAAAAGTTCAGTATGGGATATCAGTTTAAACACAGCACACAAAGGTAGTGGTGAGATTAAACTTAATTTACCTGGTGGTTACACAGCATTAGATGGACTACTAACAGTGCATAACTACATGACTGCATGGTTAGATGTACCAGTAGATGATGCTGAGTTTCATTCTGAAGTAGATAGATTGTGTTATCAACCAACAAGAACTGACAAGAGTCATGTCAATCAACAGCATAAAAACTACATCATAGACCAGTATGATGGTAACTATGCACAGCAATTTGGCCCTAATAAATTCAGTGCATATCAAGCAATAACACATTGGAGTACACATTATCCTAGCGATTCCGTAAATACTCGCTATGATAGGGAAAGGAAAGTGTCTAACATGGCTTGGTTTTCCCAAGCTGCATAATATTAGAAGGGAGTATGTTCCTCAACAGATCCTCCTCCGTACTCCCTTCATACAATCATGAGAAAAAAATTTCTTAAAGAAGAAGATAAGCAAATACATAAATGTACTACTTGTAATAGACCGTACACTATGTACATGATGATCCAAATAGATCATTACACAAGAGAGAAACAATGTATTAGATGTTTCAATAGGAGTAATTATGCAAATAAAAAAACGGATGATTAAAAAATTATGGCAAGGTAGATTAATATCTTTGAGGGATTATGAAATCCAAGAAGCTATTAATAAAAACTATACCATACAAGCAATACATAAAGGTGAATCAATGATGCTAACACCTACTAAGCTAAAGGATTTAGATTTAACTGTAGGTAAATTACACAAATCAATGTATGATACTAAACCATATAGACTAATAGACGTGAGGTGGAATCCAAGTGACAGATCAAATCAATCCTGACCATTATAAAGTAGGGAACATAGAAACCTATGACTTTATAACAGCTAAGAAATTATCTTACACACTAGGTAATGTTATCAAGTATGTTGTAAGATGTGAACACAAGGGAGGGATTGTAGATTTACAGAAGGCTATGTGGTATCTACAAAAAGCAATAGATAACTATGATAGATCCGAACACAATCATTAGAAAGTTTGTATCAGATAAGAAATTTAAATTTAAAGCTAAGAAAAAATATAACAAAGCAGATCCGATACAACGAAAAAGATGGTGGATAGATAGAGTTTGTTACTTCTGTTATATAGAAAAGAATAAGGAAGTAGCTAATGCTTTACGATTAGAATTAAATAAACCATATGTTAATCCGTCTATTAGGAAAATAGCCAACGAACTCTGGGCTAGAAAGAAAGAGTTTGATAAACTAATTGAGAGGAAATTAGATGAGTCAATTAATAAACGGGAAGATGTTCGACAGATCGTTAGGTCTAGGCGGCAGTGATGCTACTAAGATAGTAGCTGGTGAATGGAGAGATTTATATCTAGAAAAGAAAGGTCTTAAACAATTAGATGATCTTTCATTTATACTACCAGTACAGATGGGTATCTATACCGAACCATTTAATAGAGAATGGTTTGCTGCACATAACAATGGTTTATATGTAAAAGAATCAGAGGATGTATTGTATCACAAAGACTATGATTTTATTTATGCAAACCTAGATGGATTTGTATTAGATGATAACTTTAAAAAGTTAGGTGTATTTGAAGCTAAACATGTTCATCCATTTACTAAAGATGAAACTTTATTAGAGAAATATTATGGTCAGATTCAACACTACATGATGGTAACTAAACTACCAAGAGCCTGGTTATCTGTATTGTTTGGTAATAGTAACTATAAAACATTTGTAATTGAAAGTGATAAAAAGTTTCAAAAGAAATTACTCAATGCAGAACTTAGATTTTGGCAACATATTCAAGAAGAAGATGAGCCACAAGTACACGTAGACATAGATGAACTAGGAGGACTACATGACTAACAAAAGAATATGGGATCAATTTAAACATACTGATCCTAAGTTTACCAAGCCATTTAGTAAGTTTGGTAGAACACTAACAACAACTGATCCTATGTATCAAGTAATGAGGATGACTGATTACTTTGGCCCAGTAGGTGAAGGTTGGACATACGAAGTAAAGTATACCTATACTGAGCAAAATGTATTTGCTGAATTAAAGATAGGTTGGAAACAAGATACCAGTAAAGACTTTAATTGGTATGGACCAGTATCAGCAGTCAATCCTTTATACAATACAAAGGGTTCACTAGATGATGAAGCACCTAAGAAAGCTATGACTGATGCTATGACTAAAGCTATGTCGCATCTAGGTATGTCAGCAGATGTATTCTTAGGATTGTTTGATAGCAATAAATATGTTTCAGAAATGAAAGAAAAGTTTTCTGCTAAATCAAACGTAGATCAATCAAAAGTAAGGGAGGTTACATGATTGAAAAGCATGATCCATATGAATGGATAGCAGATGAAATCAAAGAGGTAAGTAAACAATTAGAAAATTTAAATACCACCTTTGATGACATGCATAACACACTTATAAGATTCTTTGGAATCATAGAAGATAAAATAAAAAAGGAGAACGATAATGATAAATAGAGTAATACTAGTAGGTAGATTGGGTACAGAACCTGAGATCAAAGCTACCAGTAAAGGTGACGAGTATGCTAACTTTAGTTTAGCTACATCAAAAAAGATCAAGACCAAAGATGGTACATGGCAAGAGAAAACTACTTGGCATAAGATTACTACCTTTGATCCTAACTTAACTAACACTATTAAACAGTATGTTAGTAAAGGTACTATGATCTATCTTGAAGGTGAGATAGATGTATCTGAATATACTGATAGTAGTGGTACTAAAAAATACAACACCTCTATCATTATACCTAGAGTAACAGGTGTAATGAAAATGTTGGGTGGTAAAGGTGATGCTAAGAAATCATCTGATTCATCAGACGAACTACCTGATGATGAGATACCAAACGACATTCCATTTTAAGTTTTATGGTCTGGGAAAAAGAGGAAATCCAGTTAAATTTATTCCTGCTCTACTCATAGATAAGTAGAATAAAACAAAGCCATAACAAAGTTTATTCATGTACCAAAGTGATAGTGAAGGGGTAACCCTAAATGGTGATTGAATAAAAACTATGGATTACACACCCAATGTAGTTCGCAACTACACCCGTCTAGTAGGGCGTATTTATCGGTGATACTAGACTTCCATAGTTAATAAAAAGTTTCCCCTCCGTTATGTAAGGTAAAACCTTCACCTAGCTAGGTTGTTGGGGAATAAGAGAAGCGTAGTTTAAACGTCGAAAGCCTATGTATATAGGATAGTTATTTTATCGTGAGGTAATTTAATTAGACCACGATACTTCTCAACTGGGTGTCAGTACCAAATATAAATTTTGTTCTTAGAAAGGATAATTATTTATGTGTATATCCACACTAGTATTGACACCTTTATATGATATAAGGAGGTGATGACACTGATAATTAAAGGCGAACTAGACAAGTTAGTAGATACTTTGCATGACTATTCTACTTATCTTGAACAGTTTGGTTATGATGCAGATACAATATTCGCTGCTTATGCCATCATGGCAGCAGCTCTTTCAGGTAAACAAGTAGAGAAAAAAAAACCATCCAAAGCTATAGAAGATAGAATGAAAGAACTTAAAGTCGTTCAGTCACATACATCTGATACAGTTCATTAGCATAATCAACAGCATCAAAATCATAGTATTCCCAAAACTTATGTTCTGGTTTATACTTACCCCATGTCAATTCCGAATGGTGTTCAAAACACAATGGTACTACAAGCTGATTAGACCGTTTATATTGAACCTGAGAACCACGTAGATGATGAACATTCATAGGTGAATTAGACATACAACCTGGAACGCAGCATCCATGCTGAATTATTTGTTTAAAGTATTTTAATTCTTTAGAGGTATATTTGCCCATCCCAAGTACCATCCTTCCTCAATAACATTGGAACGATTGATGGTACACCATTAGTAATAATACCACAAGACAAGATTGGCTTAGCCATATTAACTTTCATGTAGGCCATAGCCATAGACTTCTTATCAACTAGACAACCAACAGACATACCCCAGTTCAAATGAAAGTCATTACCCACATATTCTATATTAGATTGTGTGTGGTAGTGACCTTGAACTACCGAAGCTGACATCATCTGTACAGCTTTCACAATGTTCTTAGATACTTGGTGGGCAAAGTAAACCCTACCCATAGGTGTTTCTTCCCAGTGTGATTCTTTCCACTGCCAACCATGACCTACATCTAATATCTCATTGTAGTCTTTAAGAAAGTATTTAGACATACCCTTTGCCATAGCACGTCTGAGTATCATAGATCCATGATTAGATTCTAATATAGTCATCACAGGGAACATAGCTTCTAGCTTCTTCATGTGATACCTACCAATTTCTAATTCATCAGCAGGGCTAGGTAAGTCTGGATTGATTACATGACTAACATTAATTGAGTGCCAATCCATCTCATCTCCAATATGGATAACATTAGTAGGATTGTACTTATTAGCCAAACACTCAAGGAAACGATAACTATCAGGATGATGATAGGGTACATGGAGGTCAGAGATGACCAAAATTCTATCGTTTTTTCCTGTTTTAAGAGGCGTAGAAGGGGTACTTTCATTCTTTCTAGGTCTACCCCTACCCCTTTTATTCTTTTTTAAATTTATCTGCCACTTTTTCTGCTGATCTTCCAACTGTATACCCTCCAATTCCTACAAGAATTATATTGAGTAGAGAGTTCTGTACAGATTCTGGTATATTAGGTGCAGTAAACCCAAACCAATGGGCTACCATTAATGCAGCAAAGACCAACATCATAATTGGTCGCCAGTTTCTTTGTAAGAATCCTCCCTGTGCTTCTGTTTGTATAATTTTAGCAGCACCTTCTAGTTCTGCTAGTTCTCCTGCTAAGATTTTTTCTTGGACTTTTGCTTTAAGTTTTTCAGCATCACCTTTATTATCGACAACCTTATCAATAGTTTTAAATACTGCTCCTGCAACTGGTCCGAGTAAGTTAAGCATTGATCCCTGCCATTATGTCTGCCAACTTCTTGGCTCTCATGGGTGTCTGTTCTCTCCATCTACTGTTCAACATTTCTCCTGCACATTCTATATACCTCTGGTTGTATAAGTGTGATAAAGCGTTTTTAAATTTTGATACACCAGCTTCCCCCATTTGAAAAACCATTTCGATAATAACTTCACGAGCTTCTTCATCAATATCATAGCCACTAAGAATGTTCTCAGCACCATCAACTGCACGTTGAAAATCACTCTCAAATAAAGCCTCCCATCCTGATCTGTCTGTCGGTATATCTTCACCAGGTATGATCTTATGTCCATAGCCACCAGTTTCATATCCCAATGTATCTCTGTAAGTTTGTTCACAATACCCCTCATGTTCTTTGATCCTCTCTTTTAGTTCATTAAATGACATCTTTTTTTGTACAGAATCCTGTAATAAACAAATCTTTTTCTTGTCTTAAACTGTATCTAAAATCATCTACAAATGCAAGGCACTCTGTTATACTTCTAAATGTCTTTTGATAGATAGGTTCTGTTACACAAGTTTTATTAAGAGGAACATTAACTGCATAGACACATGCAATTAAGACGGCATAGATATTCAAATAAGTCTGTAGAGAAGTGTTAATAACACAGCTAATAAATTAGAAAACACTAAGAATCCTACCCTCCAGATTATTTTTTTAATTGAAGCAACATCAGCTTCAATGTGTGCTAAGTGATTAGACTCAATCACACGTAGACGTTCAGAGATCACTGCTACTTGGGTGTCCAGGCTAGCAAGTTTATCTCTGTCTAAGCTCATTTGGTATCTGCTTTCTTTTGGTACATTATAGCGTTACATTTATCACGCCAGTATTTAGTATTCAACTTTTCTTTTTCTAACATATCTAATGCCATATGATAGGACATCTTAATATCTTTATATTCTTTTTCTAGGACATGGGCTTGTGCATCAGTCATATCTTTTCCTTTCAGTAGATTATTGTGTGAAGGATCTATACTACAATTCTCTAACATGTCCATCAATAATTATTTAGAAAGAGAGTCTTGGTCTAATAACCACATTAACTTATCTATCTGTCTTTCCATGTGGTCATACTTATCGTGCATCATCATCACCCTAGATAAATCTCTTTCATTATTAGCTATTCTACTATCCATTTTAGATATAAACCAAACTAGCGATACCGATTGAATAACTATTGCTAATATTATGGATATGGTTTTACTGTCTAGTTGCATATTTAACTCCTAAAAATATTAATACTGCA